AGACTTTGAGATGAAAGTTTCTCGAATGGAGAACTGAAAAGTTTCACTTATTTAGCATAGATGTTTTTTACTCTAGTCTATATATTAGAGCTTTGGCATTTTAACTGAAGGCATCTTCATTCCGCCCATACTACCCGAAGTAAAGTTACCGTAGTTTGGTAGCTTTGGCATCTTAGTTTGTGACTTCATTTCAGCAGACTGTTCGTCGTACTTTTCTTGCTCCTTCTTATTTGATTTATCTTGCTCTTTTAAGTGGTCTATCAGGTGCTTAACATAATACCAATACTCATAGTATGGCATTTGTTCAATCTCACTCGGCTGTAGCTGAATGTGATGCGCAAGATAGAACTTAGTCTTAAAGAAGTTCTCCAGAGAGATCTGAAATAAGGAAAAGAGATTTGATCCCACCGGGAAAGTTCATAGGCACGAGGACCTCCTCACCCTCGTGGTCAACTTTCAAATCAGTTTTAACACCGACCTTCATCTTTTCAGCTAATCTATAGATGACCATGTATTTCTTTTCATTCCAACCTTGGAACTCAATTTCTTTTTCAAAGATCACTTTAGAACCAAATCCTCTCCAATCTGTAGTGATATATGGTAGAATCTGCAAGAACGCCTGATCAAAAGTCTTACGTTCTCTTTGACGAACCTGAATGAATTTAGTAACCTCTTCCATCACACCGATTGAAGGCGGTCTCATTACAACTTCACCTGCAGATTTAGTTTGAATAACAAATGCACGCGCTTCTTCACTGTAATACGGCGCAATTTCTGAATCAATATCTTCAGTCTGAAGGTGTTTAACCGATAATTCAACATCCATGTTTTTACCATCATGCTGATGCTTAATCATGATTTTATTCTCTGGCTCAGGGAAAGTAAGATCTCTGATCAAAAGAAGTAAATAGATTCTATCTTCTTCAAGAATATCTTTGTAAGAAAGCATTCTTGTGCCTGATTGAATTCTAACACAACCTTTAATGATCTGATTCAATTTCTCTTCAATGTCGATGATGTTACTTTCATCAAGAGTTGAGAAGTGTCTGATTTCAGCCACTCTTGCAGATCTAATTTTAATTGTTGTGTCTGCTGGATAGAACATACCAACGGAAGGTACGTCTTCCATTTTAACGTCAACGTAACCTAAATGGGTGTCTGAATCCAACGTGTCATTACTAAATCTAGCCATTGACGCTTTGCCAAGGCCATTCTTTTTTACTTCTTCAACGATGCCGTCTTTCTCGTCAACCATTGATTTGTAATCGTTTTCTTCGCTCATAATTATTTGTTTTTAAGTTGCTTTAACTTGGTTTTGTCAAATGTCTTCTGATCATCTGACGTAGACTCGATTTTAAGTCGGATTAATTCTCTAATGAAAGCTGACATTGAAATTGGTCTTGATCCGTTTTCAATTGCGTCATTAAGAATGATTCTGTTGAGAATCGCCACCTCATCTTCAGACAGAAGAACCTGAAGTTTTTTGGTGAGCTTTGATGTATCGTTCATACTACCTTGATAAGATATTATCTTTTGAAAAATGTCAAAAAAGGGAGCAGATCTTGTGAACCTGCTCCTTTTTGGTTAAAATTATGCAAGCTGTTCTTTCCAAGAGTCAACTCTCCAAGTAACCTCTAGGGTTTGAGGAGCTGCGTCTGAATAGTCACCACCCTCTAGGAATGGAAGACCTGATGAAATGAACGCATCTTCTAGAGTAACTGTTCTAAAGATGTCACCCGCTCTGTTAAATTGTGTTACGATGATAGTACCAACGTAATCTTTCTTTAGGCCAAAAGCACCGGTATTTGGATTGTAAATCAAATTATACCATTGTTTTAGCGTCTTGTATACGTATGCTTCGTTAGCTTCGTTCAAGTTAAGTTCGAAAGCGATTGCAACGTCTAGTGCAGTTGAATCTGGTTGAGATGCAAATGAACGTGTTACAAACTTAAACTTCTGCTCCTGAGTACCAATCTCTTTGTTGATTGCTAGACCAGAAATTGACTTAACTTGCTGAAGAAGCATGTTAGCACCTTGTACACCTGCAGGTGGGATAATTGTTACTTCGAACAGTGACTGTTGTACTGGTTCAAAGTTTCTACCCTTTCTGCTGGTCTGATCGTTTGAATAGTGTGGTAAAGGCATTTTCTTCTTAAGCTTTTTTTATATATCCGATTAGCTGAAGTTACCAGTTGAGATTTCTCCAGTGTTTAGGATGGTTGTTCTGTGAACAACAATCTCTAGACCTTTAACTGGTTCAACATAAGTATCAACGATACCCATATTTGCATCAATCACATCATTGGTATTGTTTGTAGTGTCCATTACGTTTTTGTAATCGTAAACACCAAAGTCAGCTTTAACTGATTCCATAAATGAGTCAGCTAGAGTTTTAATTTCAAGTCTTGTTTGAGCAGTGTTGAACTCAAATACGTAATCCTTAAGAATGTTGGCAATACCTTCCTGTATGAAGATCAACACCTCCCTTACGTGAGCCGATGACAGCGCTGATTGAACAGACTGTTGTGCAGTCTTGTTACCGAGAATTGTTAGACCAACGCCTCTTTGGAAGACGATTGGGTTATAACCGAATGGTTCAAGAACATCTCTGTCCGCCTTGTCAAATGCGTATTCTGCACCTGATACACCAGAACCGGAAACTACACCTCTTCTTGGACCAGCAACGATTGCCCATGGTAGAGAATCAGTGTACTTGTCAATAAAGTTGTTAGAAACGTAAGCTGCTGGAGGAACGATAAGATCTTTATTGTTCTCTCTAACAACTAGACCTGGACCGTAGTAGAATGCAAAGTTAGCACCTTCGTTGATTGAAGGTAAAGAATACAATGCAGTTGGGTTCTTGTCTAGGTTACCGCCTGTCGCAACGTAATTTACATTGAATGCACCATTATCATCGATGAAAGATGGGTTTGTAGATACTTTGAATTCAAAGATCATTGGTGCGTTTAGAATTGCAGCAGCATTCTGTCTTGTCTTAGCTAGGTTTGAAAGCTGTGACTTGTTTAGAATACCATTAGCAGCTTCGTAAGAACCGAATGTATCAACAATGTATCTGTATGTGATGCTGTCCTTGTCTGCTAGAGTATTACCTAAGTTTGTACCTGTGTTTACTGCGTCTAGGCAATCTAGGATAGATTGAGTACCAATCAACGCGCCATCTAGAACAAATGGGTAGTACACTGATGCGGCTTCTTCGTATGAAGAGTAAGCACCTACAAATGCAGATTGCTTAGGTGTAGTGTGAATGTAAACAGTGTAAGTAGTTGTCAATGGGCCTGGAACTGCAGCTATGTATGTGTAAACTGCGATGTTTGTAGCGCCACCAGAAGTATCGATTGCGTCGTAAGCAGATGAAATAGATGCATCACACGTGATAGTAGTTGCTGTCACTGCAGTGATCTTAACGTAAGTTCCAGCTGTAGCACCTGCTAGGTACTTGTTAACAGCAATACCAGAAACTGCAGTTAGGTCTAGGTTCGTAACTGTTAACGTAGAACCAGAAACTGTAGTAGTTACACCATTAACACCGTCATCGCCTAGAGCAGGTAGAGAAACTGTAGCTGCAGTGTAAGACGCTGGAGTTCCGGCGCCTGTAGATTCATTCTTAATGATTCTTGTTACTTTAGCTAGTCTATTAGCTTCTTCAGCGTGAATGTAGTGTCCAACTTTTAGATCAAAGTTAGGTAGAGATGAACCAGTGTAAGTAAATGTTGCAGTATTAGATCCTGCAGCGTAAACCCAGCCAGTACCAGCTGTTGTATCAACATCAACATCTCTGTCATTAGTTGATAGAGAGTAAGATAGAGCGTCTAGAGAATCACCTGAGTGACCGATTAGATCTGCTTTAGTACCTGTTTCGTCAAGAACTGCATCTTCTAGAACAGCGCAGAACAAACCTGTTCTTCTTGCTTCAGAATTGATCATTGTCTCAACATACATTTGGTTGCCTTCTAGGTCTGTGAAACCTGGAAGAATAGAACCAGTGTATTGTGCAATTAGAGATACTTGTCTTAGGTTAGCGAATTCAGCAAGCTTAGTCTTATCTAGACCATTAGCTGTAAAGAATGCTCCATAAATAGGATCAGTGTCCATTAGTGAAGGATCAAAACCACCTTTGAATACGAATACGTCGACCATGAAGTCTGACATAAAATCAAAGTCATTTAGGTATGCAGGAACGTTACCTTCTCCGTACCACTCTCTTGCAGTGATATTGAAAGGTTTAACGTCTTGTGCTTGTCTAACAATAACAGTGATAGGATCTTGCTTGATGTTAGCGAATCTTAGAACGTTACCTGTAATAGCATTACCGATTACATTGTTAACTGCGTCGTCAGAAGGAGTCCAGAATTTTTCAGTGTTGAAAAACTTTGAGTACTCATTTTCGTTCTCAATTGCAGTTAAAAGTGCATCTGAAGCATCAGTTACAGGTGCTGCATAAGAAATTAGGTCAGCGCTATCAAATTTAGCTAGGTTAAGAGCTAGGATAGGACCTCTTGTTAGAGCTGTAAGAGCTGATCTGTGGAAGAACATGCCTTTTTTCTCCAAGTTGCGATCAATGCTACCAAAAACATTGATGAACTGTTCAACTGAGTCGATCAAAACAGGAGAATTGTATGGTCCTTTCTTAGAGTGACCAACAATCAATCTGATTGTTTCGGCTGGAATGTTGACAGTCTGCGACTTATCGAATTCAAGTCTGTATACACCAGAGCTCTTGAATTGTAGAAGTTGTGGACTTAGTGCCATAATTTTATATTGGACTTTTTTTTGCTTTAACTATATATCAAGGAAACTACGACAATTTATCAATTCAACAAATCATAAATGTCATATTGTAGGTCTCCGTCAGTGTTTTGATCTTTATAAAGAATTTTCTCCATGTAGTTGTGAAGGCCTTCATCAATGTGATCAAGAACCTCTTCAATGAAGTCAGCGTAATCAACTGTTAAGAAGAATTCAGTGATCGTAACACAAGTCATTAGAGTATCATCATTACCATGTTGAGCACCATAAGAACCATTTACAAGAGTACCAAACATTGATGCTTCTGTTACTGTTTGATGTTCAGTGAAATCAATTCTATTACCCTCAACTAGCTTTTTAAGGTTCTGACACATCACAGGTTTATTGTCGGATTTGACTCTAATGCCTGGTTTCAAAACCCTTGCATCGTGGCGGTGTCTGAATCTAACAATCATCTCTTCATCAAACTCGTTTCTCTGTGGGAATAGAGTTGTCAAATACTTAATTAGAATAGAACCATAGGTATTGTATTCAATGATCAATTTAACGTTCTCAGGCTCAAAGATTTCAACTGATAGGGTATAAAGTACTTTAGCAAAGTCTTCAATTACGTGCTCATTAGACCTAAATAGACCAATCTGCTTTAACGTGAAGAAATCGTACATTGCCCCTGGGTTTTGAACGTACTTCATTTGCTTCTTTTTCATTGGCACTATCTCGAATAGGTTGATTACCGAATAGTCGCCACCGTTACCTTCAGCAATGTCAACTGAGAACACATAATATCTACCTTCTTCCTTTGCATATTCAACATCAAAATCTGGAGCAAACCCAAGGTATCCCTTCAAATCCATGTGAATGTTTTCAAACTCTTCAAGATCTTCGTATTCGTATTTAGCCATTCCCTTGCGAAGTTTCTTCATCGTTACGGGGTCAAATAGTAGGTTTGATGATGATACGAATTCATTACCGTATTGGCGGTTAAAGGCTTCTTCAGAACCCAGGTTACCTAATTCACGTTCATACCATTCATCGTCTCTGTCAGGGTGTTGCCACCAGTCAATACGAGTGGCTTTATAGGCATTTAGCCCCTTCTCTGCGGCTGAATAGATTTCATAAAACTTATTGAAACCGTTAGGTGTAGAAGTGATGATGATACGTGACACCTTTGACGCTGACAGGGTAGGATATACGTTTTCATAGAACGTATCTACAATTGAACCGTGAATGTGTGCAAACTCGTCCAAGAATAGAGTGTGAATCGTAAAACCGATACCTGCTTTAGCAGTGGTAGATTGACCTACAAGACGACAACCGTTATCAGCTTTAACGTTCATAACGTCATACTTAATAATGCCCGGTTTCATAAAGAAGGGTAGGTTCTCAATTACAGTTTTGGCCTTATCAATAATTTCTTTAGTGGTATCTGACTTGTTCGCAAGAAGTAGAGTGTTCTTGTCAACTTGGAAAGTTAGGTACCATGCGTTAAAGATTGAAGCTGTAACGGTTTTACCCATTTGGCGAGAAGCTAGAACTACATTAAATCTTTCATTTTGAAAGTTACGTAACATGTCCTTTTGATAGTCTCTAAGCTTAACTTTACGAATACCTTCGTCAGTCATAACCACTGCATACTTTTCAGCAAAGTATACAATATCACTTGCACATTTTGCAAGTTCTTGAATTTCTTCGTCAGTGTATTCAAATACAATGTTACCCTTTCGTAGAAATTGTTTACCCTCATAGAAGGGCAAAGAAATCTTTGGACGATAACCCTGGTCCATCGCAACTACTAGATCAGATACCTTTTTAGATGACCATACTAGTTTTGCTGCGGCGGAATCATCGTTATCCTTTGGGATCCAAACGTTATCTCCTACGTAATCGCTCATTCTTCAGTGTTATCTGTTGTATCTTCTTCAATTTCAGCGTCTTCGACGTTACCTGCGATTGAAGCCTGAATCTTTGACATCAGATCTTTGGTTCCACGCTGAACGTTAGATGAACCCTTTTCATTGTTAAAGTCCTCAGAGATTTGACGATTTGTCTTTTCCTGATATAATTCAGAATCTCTAGCGATACGCTTCATTGATTCTTCAGTTGCCATCAAATACATCGTTTGTGATTTGATGATGTCCAACATTGACTTTTGTAGGGTTGCAAGAACCTCAAACATCCTAGGAGCCATGTCGCCATCCTCGATGGTCTCTAATAAACGAGTTAGTGCTCTTTCACCCGCTTGGAGTTGATACACTAGAGATGACATCGTCATCTCGTCCATCTTTCTCTTGGCTTTAACGTATTCATTATGTTCAATGATGTCGGAATCTAGATAGAACCTCATCAAGGCATCAATGGTCTTTTTAGCCTGTTTATCTGCACCAGTTTTAACCTCTAAGAAGTTAAATGTTGGTCTATGGTGTGCTGGAAGCTGTGGATCTACGTCAATGATTCCTTCAAGGGATTCATTGTCTCCGATCAAACTATCCAATTCATTTCTAATCTCGTCCGCTTGGGAACGAAGAGTTTTCTTATCCGACATAATGGTAATAAGTTATTCTGGTAGTATATATCAGAACTTCGGAATACCGCCGATCTTTTCGGCTCTGAATCTCCAGTGGTTGATCACCTCTTCTCTGGTTTCAGGGGTTAGGTAATCCTGTGTGTCTAAGTATTGATTGACAGTATCAATCATTGACATCTTTCTTTTCTTGGCTTCGTATCTTAAACCTTGAAGATTTGCATCAACCTCCTTTGGTAGCAATAGATACATGTGTTGTGGTAGAATTCCAGACTTAATTAACAGTCTCATCTGTTGATCGTCTTCATTCGGTTTACCACCCCTATAATTGCCGATGTTTGGACCGTCTTGTGTGATGTGTTCAATTTCATGTCTAATAACATCTGCAAGGTGCATGTAAATTTCAGACCAATACCCTGGTAACCACTTTGGGTTAACGTCAAAATCAATAATGATGTAAGGTGTTTGATCTTCGTCATCGTCATCGATGTCTCGACCGTCTGCTCCGGTTGTATTGTGAATGTCAAATCCCTTTGACTTGAAATGAATGTTTGCGTCAAAATCAAACTCCAATCCTGGAAGTTCTATTTGCTGATAGAAGCTACCTTGACTTTTACCAGATTTATGGTCAGTGACCCACTTCTTAAAACAATCTTTTAGAAGTTGACTTGCAACTCCGTCAAGTTTAGCTCCCTTTTCATATAGGGCTTGAAATTCAGAGTATCGTATGATCATCTTGCGTTTCTATATCGTTGGTACGAAAGAGATGGAATGGCGTTATCTATCACTAATGCGTATTGTGCGTCTCTAACTAGAGATTGGTTCAATACATTAGAATGTTGCTCTTCCTCAATGGTCTTTTTCCAGATTCTAATGTTTGTCATCTTTAATTTACCACCTCTTAGTTGATAACCTCTATCCACATCCCAAATAAATGATTGTGTTGTAGGTCTAATTTCTCTAAATTGAAGTTCAAGGTTGTTATTACCATCTTGTGGTCTAACGTAATTGAGTTGTTCATTTAGATAGTACATATACACTCCAATTTCTCTAAAGTCGTTTGATAGATTGATAACAATCGCATACCATTCGTCAGTTGACATGATCATACCGTGCATGAAAGTGTATGGTTGATTATTAATCATCAACTCTAATTTTGATGATGAAAGTCTTGCCGTTAAACCAACGCCAAACTGTTCGCCTTGGATCAAAGTGTATTTGGTTGTATCTAAGTTATCAAAGGTCGGTTGAACCCAGAATGTAAATGCTAAGTTTTCTTCTTGCGTTTGTTTTGCAGGTTGAATATATTCAACTGCAGTCTGATCATTTGGAACAGTACTTAGATTATAGTGATGCTTAGATACAATTGTCCATCTGTTTTTCAAATCATAGTCAACTATTTTAACTAGGGCATTTGCACTGGTTCTAACGCCATCTTCCCAAATATGAGATACTCCTTGAAGTTGTTGTGGCTTTGTAACCTTTTTGCTCTCGTCCTGAATTTCAGCTCCAAAAATATCTTCCATTCCAACTACTAGGTCTTGCAATTCTGCTTCTGCCTCTGGAGACTTGATAACAGCCGAACGATCTTGATATTTCGCTAGCATCACTCTCCAGTATGTATGGTTAACATTGAACTCATCTGCCAGTGACACAGATTTGACCTCGTACATCCTGTTTAGTTTTGGGAAGTACAAGTAATCTTTAACTCTTGGTCTCTTAAATGGTCCGAAAGTCTTTTCAAATTGATAGTCAGCAATGTGAATTTCAAAATCTTCAAAGCCCATGCCGAAGATGTCGTAATTGATTTGCTGCGTTGGCATTTCATTATCTGGAACCGAAACTTTAACGTCTCCTTGAGCAACTACGTTAAACAAAGAATACTCCATGAAAGTAACGTCTCTAGTTCTTTCATCAGGTTCAGTTCTGTAATATCTGACCGGCCATCCAAAGATGTCAGTTGAAATTTCTACAAGCTGTCTGTATAGATTATCGCTCTTATTTAATTCGTATGGCTTAAAGATATTTTCATCAGTAGTACATGGCTTGATGTTTGCACATCCAATGTATGAATATGGATCATCGCATCCTAAGCAATACTGTGGACAAGCTATGATTTCTCCTTCAGTGGTTTCAAGTGTGAACGTAATACTGATCATCGTTAATGACGCACCTAGCGTTAAACGATCAACAGTACCTTTAACGTCAATCCAAAGTGGTCTCGTTCCATCCCATGCGATAAACATCAGATCACCAGGATTCATATCTTTGGTCAATAATTTGAACTCACTGAATTCTTCATTAGTGTGAGACCATCTGTATTCGTAAATAAACTCATTGTTTGCATCTGGCAAAATCATGAAAGTTGCCATCGATGCAGTGAAAGGTGCTGGATCAGCAAGTTCAATGTGAAGTGGAGTAACTTGAAGTGCAACTTCAAGTACGTGATTACCTACGATGATAGAATCACCAGGACTTAGATTAAAATTAGTACCGTACCCTGAAACGGTTGTAGACCCTTCAGTAAAACTAATTTTACCTACCGTATAATCGTTACTTAGACCGGCCAAAATAGACCAATCTGTCACACGAATTACGTTTTCATACGGATCGACAAGTTTTCCAATGATGAAATCTCCGATCTCATTTGCTGTTGAGCCAGTTACCATAAACTATTTATACTTCAATGTTTTTGGCCTCGTCGGAAGGTTCTTCGTCAATGATCTTTGGAACCGATGGTTTCTGACTGAAAGTTGGCTTTGAAACCGGTTTAGATTTGACAATATCCTGAGGTTTGTAAACTTCGCCTGCAATCCAAGATGCAATGAAACCCGTAAGTGATACGAAGTAAACCGCTAGATCGCTCAAATTAGCCTTAAACCATATTGCAAATCCACCAACAATGGTCCATAGAGCAACGATAATGTATATCATTACTTCTCGTCTAGAGTTTGGACCCTCTTTCATTAAACCAGTCTTTTCACTTGGCCTACGAGACTCTCCCCAGATATAAGTTGCAACGTATGCTGTTAGTGAACCAAAGTAGGCTGCAAGTTGAGTGAAATCAGTATCTTTATAAGCTCCAAGAACTCCCATTGTAATCCATAACAGAACAACAATGTAAACCAACTCCTCACGCTTACCAAAATCCTTTAGTAATTCGCGTAGTTTTTTCATTCAGAAAGTGAGACTTTCTTTTATATATCTCACCAATCTGTGACTAAAAGTACTTCAGGATTATCACCTTCCAGTTTATGGTCAATGATGTCTAAAATCATTGCAAGGGATTCGGCCGTTTGATCAGACATGTCTTCTGAACCTAAAATACTTTCAACTCCCATAGTCAATCGCTTAATAGGCATTGAGTTGTATGGCTTTTCACCAATCAAACCAGCAGATCTCAACATTGGATTGATCTTTTTAATTTCATGAACATCAATAAATTCGCTCAATCTAACTGTCGCTCTAAGAATCTTATAAGAATACTTTATTTGTCGTGTTGTATTTTCAAAATCTTCAATTACTCTACTAAAGTTTCTACGCTTGGAAAGTGTTAATTTGATCCATTTTAATCTGCCAAAATCTTCAACAATCTTGTGAAGAAAGAATAGAGATGAAGCATCCTTGTGAATCAACTCAAAGGTGATGGCCTTAATACGTCTAATTTCTTTCTCAAAGTTGTATTCAAACATCGTCTCCAATTGATATGGAGTAACTAAAATAGATTCATCGTCAACCCTCATGTAGTCCAACTGATTCAGACATTTAGTCCAAATCAAATTATCATAGTGATTATACTTGAACAGCGTCACGTCAATCACATCTACGAAGTCGGATGAGTTGTATATTTTCATCAATAAACTTTGATTGATTTTTCAATCATTTGAAGGTCTTTGTACAATTCAAATTGCGCAAACTTTTTCAGTTCTTCAAATTCTCTTTTGCCAATTTCATTTTTGGTCATATAGAATTTAACTGCTTCGTCTGAAGGTATATATTGATCTTTTACTTTGGCTGCAGAAGGTGAAGCTTTTTTGGTCTTGGTGTAAATCCAACCTGGAACGCCTTTAAATCTACCTGCGACCATTCTCCAACTATCAACCACATGAGAACCTTCAATACCGTTAAGATTGAACGCGTTTGCATTATCAGGAAACTTAATCGAAAAGAAACGATTGATCATAAAGAAATGACGCTTCTTATTATGCTGTTTAATAGCATCGTACTCTTTGGGTTTTTCGAACATCATTTTAATGAAGTCGAACAATTTAGTTTCGTCCAGCATATTAATTATACCCCGTAAATAGGTTAAGTTTAGAACAATTCGTTCAGCTTCTTAGTCTTAGGTTGATCTTCCTTCTTTGGCTTTTCATCAACTAATTTTAGACCGCTAAAGGGATCCATTCCTTTGGGTACGACTTGTTTATCGCGATCAGTAAAGCCCGTTCCTTCAAGGATGCGTTCCATCTGTGATAGATTATGGAAATTAGGACTATCATAAGGCTTAGAGATTTCCTTATAGATTGCTTTTAGAATAGGTTCTGGTATGATGCGAACGTGAAGAAACATTAGTTGAATGTTTTGCATCAAATTAGAAGCAATCTGTTCTACATTTGAGTTACCAACCGACCTATAGATTACATCGCACATGTGCTGACGATTTTCTTTGATGAACAAGTGTTCTACCTGAAAACTACCATAGTCTTTTTCATATTGTGCAAGAATCTTTTCAGATTGCTTTTCTGTGATTGAAAAGGTACGATGCTTGCCATTATTCATTTGCTTATCGTAAGTGACAACTGAAGGTATGTTATCTGATTTATCACCGATAAGAATCTTTTTGAACAGAAATTCACGTGAATCTATTTCTTCAATACTAACGCGATTACGTTTAACCCAATCATTAATATCATCTTTAAGACTACCTGTAATGTCAGAGCCTGATAGGTTAAATAGTAAGTCATCATCAGACTTGGTATCATTAGACTCACCCTCTAATAGAGCGGTGAAGCCGTTAAATGCAATAAGATTACGTTTAGTGTTGTAGTACCAAAGAGTATAACCATCAGTGGCTTGAGTGTAATCAACCAATTGAATAAGATCACGGTCGCCTGTCCATACGATGCAATTGCGGCCCTGATTGTTTAATTCAGTTGCCCATGCAAACAGAATATCGTCAGCTTCGGCACCATTAGTTTGTTGAACAATAACACCCTGTTTTTGAAGAACCGTACGAAAGCTATCGTATACACTATACACTGCATCCCAATCGACTGAGTCATCGGCTACACGAGTACCCTTGTATTCAGCTTCAGGAAACAGATCTTTACGCCAAGACTTAGAATCAACAGCAACAACAACCTGATCAATGAAAGGTCGCATTTTACGAATTTCGCTGGCAATATCGATACACAGCTTGCGCATGAACTGTGCTTTTTCCTTTTCATCTCCTAACAGTTTACCGGACTTGCTACGAGGCATGACATATAGACGGCTGTATACAAAGTAGTTGCCATCGATCATTAACGTGTGTTTGCCTAATTTCATAACTTTTATCTTTATAGGGCTAATATAACAAATTCCGGTGACCCGAGGAAATTATTGCTTAATAATTGTTTGTATTTTGTAAATACATGACAACATCGTAATAACTGGATCAATCACATTGATTCGTTGAGCTTGATGCTCAGCGACAACAATGATGATTTGAGGAATAAATCTTGCAGCCTGTGTTTTTTCTTGCTTGATGTATTCAATGAAGTCTTGTCCTAGTGATTGTAGAACATCATCAACACGATTAGAGTATTCACTAACGAGAAGCTTATAGTTCTTCACTGGATCCATTTCGTTAAAGATGAGTTCAAACACGTCTTTATAGACTGAGTTGAATCGTTTTACATCTTCGATACCAATTGAAGTGGTACCCTGTGACTTATAACCTTGAAGTTTGTTTAAAGTTGTGCGAAGGTCTGGGAAGTTACGACGAACAAACTCAACCAATGCATCTTTTTCAATCGTCAAGTCTTCGTCTTTACAAACTTCATGAACGCGGCGAATGTATTTCTTAGTTAGCTCAGCTTCTTCATTCTTATCAAAGTCAAAGTTAATAACTTCAAATCGGCTAAGAATTGGATCTGGCAACTTGTTAATGTAGTTACATGTTGCAATGAATCGTGAGTTGGAAGCAAA